CTTAGCCGCCAGCATACTTAAATATGAATTGATTATCTTAGTGGTGATAAAGTCGTTCTTTGCGGTCGGATTACCGCTCTTATCGACGATAGTAGGCACCTCCATTACAGAAGGAAGATTGCAAGTATTCTTACCGTCATTTCTTGAAGTCGGGTCAAAAGTTATAGTGCGTCTCTGTATGCCTCTCTCGCTCTTCATTTCAAGATAGCCAAGCAAATCCAATTCGGTAACGATGGAGTTGTAAGATTTTTCACGTAAGGCAGGAATGAACACCGTATCATCACCTTCTTTTCTCGTATCACGGTGGGCGACAAAAATGATATGTTTATTCAGACTTGAGAGCGTTCTTGTCATCCAAGAAAATTCAGCATTGATACCACTCCAATCCCTGATAGACGGTTGGCGGCTACCACATTTATAAGTAATGATGAAATCCATCATCTTACCGATAGTATCAACTACAATGGTCTGATAAGCAGACAAATCCTCCTGCAAGACCTGTTGAACATCACTCCAAGAAGTGACCTGTACTGTGTCTATGTTTTCCAAATGTGCCATATTCATACGTTTCACCCCGTTATCGAAATCCAATAACAAAGGTTTCGGAGCACTCAATGCTACCGTACTTTTTCCCATACCGGCTTGACCGTAAATCATCATTTTTACTGTGGTAGGGATTACTAATTCATTACTTTTTTTGATAAGACTCATAATCGTAAAATTTAAAGGGTTAATTATATTCTTTGTTCTTTAGAATCAATAGCGTAAAGAAGCACATCACAAGCATTGATTGCATAAGGAGACATTTTCGTGGTTCCGGTCTTTTCTGCCCGTATTTTCTTTTCTGCTATCAGCTTTTCAAGCCTATAACGACCGCCTACAAACTCTTTTGCCTGCTCTTTGTTGAGGGAAACTCTGCTACCTATTCGATAGAGAGTATTTAGTTTTGCTTCTGCATTCATTCTAACCTCCTTGTTCTTTCAATAGTTTCTACTCTCGCTCTTCTTGCCCTTCTCATATCGCTCTGTTCGTGATAAAGCGATATAGAAAATACACATAATAAACTACAAGCAATTACAGATCGGACAATAGGAGAAAAGTCAAAAGTAAACTCAACTCCTGAAAGTCGTTCATAAAAACGCTTGCATAATTCCCTGCCATTTTTCACTTGAAGAATCTTGAAGGCGTTTTGCAGTTGGTTGTTTATCGTGCTGAACGCCCTACATTTCGCTTCCGCTATCTCTTCTTTTTCAAGTCCGGATATGTACATCTGAGTGGTTAACTCGCATTCCGGTGTTAGCTCGGTTAATACTCTTTTCATAATCGTGTAGGCTTAAAAGAGTTACTTCATGTTGTTGATGATAAACATTTTACCAATCCTCTTATTTACAGATATTGTATAAAGAGGTTTATCTCCGGGAACGACAACACCCTCTTCTTTTGCTTTTTTACTGATCCTGTAAGCATCCTGTCTATATCCGTCTACATCTATTTTGTCTGTAGAAATAGACTTTGTTTTGCCCGCCTTGACACTTAGGATAATTTCTCTAATAGTTTTCTTAGCCATAAGATTAAATATTAATTAATAATAAGAGGCAAGCAGAAGATTCGAACTCCCGACCTTAGTTGTAAATACCCGTACAACTACGCTCTGCCACTGAGCTAACTTACCAAATGAGAAAGGTGCACTATCTTCACAGACAATACACCTTGAACACACAAACATAAAATAAAACACGACAAAATATTCTAAACGCCACTCTTGTACGGTGTTGCCTTGCTGCCGGCCGAACAGCAGGTCTCTAAAATGTACCAGATTCGAGTTCAAAGACTACCAGCTCTTTGGCGTTTAATTCATTACTAAATTAGTTTTACGCTAATTGATTTAACCTTTTGTAAAAAGTAACGAAGTCACCAATACTCAAAAATACATTTGGTAAATCTTTGCCAAAATCTTCTTTTGCATCTTTCATAGCATAGCTGGTAAAGGTACTTACTACTATGTAGGTTCTATTTGGGAACATATCAGCATCTTTAACTATCTCTCTGCATAAAGATTCCATCAAAGAGTTTCCAATACTCATACCTCCATAATCAAAAAATAGATAATCGTATTTTTCACCTCTTGGGTACATGTCTGTCAAAGTCAGTCTTAACCCATCAATAAGAATCCCTCTATCTTCTAAAGGAGATTCGACACTCTCTTTGAACTCCTGCTCTTGTGTCTCTACAAGATAAGAAAGCATGGGGTCTGCGAAATGAATAATTTTGCCAGGTAAGTAAGAAAATGATTCTTTAGGCTTGTTTAGTTCAACTAAATATATCCGTTCTCCTTCTTCTCCTTCCCATTCGGAATACTGCGTTATCTTATAAAATCTATCATCTAAATCACCATCTAAATTTTTAGGCAAAGACACATAAATAGCTTTATCAAACTTGTTTCTGTTTTTTAAGATTGTATTATGCACAAAATTTGAATGGCATGGTCTTATGAAAATCGGAATTGAATTTCTCGGAAAACAGTAGTGTTCAGCATTCTTTTCGATTATGAAAGACAAAGGCTCATCTGGTTGGTGAATGTCTATTGATAAGACTTTACCATCATACATCGAAGCAAAAAGCCCTCTACCAGCACCACAATCTACTACTATTCTATCACCTGCGATTGCTTTTACTGCATCGCACATTTCTTTGTTTACTTTGCAAAATATTTGATTACTCATAATTTGATTCCTTTCTTGTTAGTTATTCGTCAAGTTTATTACAAAATTCCTTTAGCCAAGTACATTCATCACATTTCCTATCTTGTTGGAACCTTGACCAGCACGGACACTTCTGTTTGAATGATTCAATAGCTCTCTGTTTCATTTCTTCTTCGGCTATACTAATAGCTTCAAAAGCATCGGATTCATGCACGTAATATTGACAGGTATCCCCATCTTTCTGAGCACGACTTATTATAAGCTGTTTTGCCTTCTCTGATCTCATAATATGCCCTACCTATTTAAGAGGATTAACTAACTCTTTATATGCAATTCTAACGTAAGAAAAGCATCCGACACATATAATACCTATAATGGTAATAGATATTATTTTCATCGAACTATTAGTCGTTATAGCACCATAGAACATACCAATAGAGCACAAGGCTAAGAGTATGGATAAAACAAACTGTATTAATTTCATAATCGTATATTTTAAAGTTTGCGCCCGTACCATGATCCGATCATGACATCTCGCAGCTGTTTACCAACCGTACAGGCTATATTGACGATTACAGTACGGACGCCCAACCCGAATGCTTATTGCTCTAGGACGATTATTTGCGGTGTAATCTGCTAATTGTTTAACATTGTACAGATCGCAAGCTCCAACTTGCTTATGTACGCTTATTATCTTTGGTTGTCCTAAACGGTTTATGAATTACACCGTAAAGGCTTTTACATCATTTCAAAGAGCTAATCAATAGAACCCTGCCCGATTCTCGCTATCGGCTGCCGTTCAATCCGTCAGCAGGGTAAGTTGTTATGCATACCGGCTCAATCCTTGAACCGTGCAGAGAGTATCGTAATCCATGCCATCATCTTCGAAATCAGGCTGCATAATGGCTTTGCAGGTATCTATTTCTTCTTGTATCACTTCGATGATTTCAGCCTTGTAATCTACGTTGTAAACTCTACAGGCTGTCGCTTCATCCATGTTCTTTACATTGTCTAAGTCTCTATAAAGAGAATCTATGTGCTGTTGTATCTCGTAATTAGTCATAATCATGCTATTTTTATAAGGTTAAACTTCTTTGTATTGCCATTTATAGCCCATGTAACTCTTTCTTTTACCCTTGCAGCAAGCAGATATTGCTGAATGGGCATTAGGACTTGGAAAACTTTCTGCCGCTTCTTTAATTGTTGAAAATTCTACTAATTCACCGTCTTTCAGTCTTATCACAGCCTTTGTTCTTAAATTAGAAGGGGGTACATAGTCAATTGGCAAAATAGTCCACCTTTGGCCTTTAATAATCTCTGTTACAGACTGTCTCGGCATTTCAAACAAAGTGTATATCTCTTTCAAAGAATGACCATTCTTATACATATCTCTAATTTTAAGCACAATTCTTTTATCAATCTTGCACATCGGATTTCCAAGACCTGACATACGCTCACTTTGTTTTTGCAATATTTCAACCTTCTTATCGTTGTACCCCTTGCGCAGTGCGTTCATATCTCTTGGTTTAGTCAGCCCTATTCTAATGGCATGGGCAGTATTTTCTTTTGGTGTACACCATTCAAGATTGCAAACTCTATTATCAGTTTTATCGCCGTTAATATGGTTAACTTCTCTTTTGCTATTAGGATTAGGCAAATAAGTCGTTGCAACAATCCTATGAACCGTTTTCGTTATAGACTTGGCTTTTTCATAGAATAGATTGACAGAAAGATAGCCGCCACCGTTTAGCATTTGTTTCAGCTTCTTATTATCGTTATATATCTCACCGCTTTTTGAAACATAATATGAAGTTTCATATTTGCACCCTTTTACTGTTATAATTACTTTTTTCATAATACCACCTTTATTAAGTTTGCCTTCTTAAAAGAGCGCCATGCCTGTCGCTCTGTATCATAGTACACTGTTACCGTGTCATTCTTTGCCCTTTCATATTTTCCTGTTTCAGGTATGATGTTTGCTTTTAGAGTACCATAACTTTCTCTTGCAGTTCCGTCTACTTTCTGAAAGTAGAACTTTACGATTCGGTTTTTCATTTCAGCTTTCAGTTTCAAATTAATCCAGGCTGTTTTTAAAGCTTCTGACATTGAAAAACCGTTCTTTTTAACCATTTGCCAAGCAAGGCTCATGACCTCTTTCATCTGATTTTTAAAATTCGTGCTCATAATCGTGTATTTTAATATGTATGTACTATTTGAAAAGTGGATAAATCTTCGTTTCTTTGCGAAGTGAATTTGTTATCACGTTTTCATAATGCAAATATACTAGAAGTTCTATATCTAGCATAGTATTTCTAGTTAATAAATACTAATGTGCTAGATTTTCTATAATTAAAATTAGAATATCTATATGACTTTAAAAGAAAGAATGTTTTATCTTATTGAGAAAGAAGGTATTAACCCTAATCAATTTTATACTAAATCAGGATTAGGCAATGGGTATTTAGATAAAGTTGGAGATTCATTTAGAAAACCTACGATAGAAAAGATAAGAAAAAGCTTTCCACATTGGAATATAGATTGGATATTATCTGAAAAAGGAGAACCTATTTCCGTAAACACAAGCAAAAACATAGATGTTCTAGAAGCAATTCCAATAAACCAAAACTACATTATAAACGTACCCCTAGTGAACCAATACGCACAAGCAGGATATTTATGCGGCTATGAAGATGCTGCATATATGGCAACATTACCTACTATACCTTTTATAGTAGATCATGAAGCCCAAGGAAATTATGTTGCCTTTGAAGTAAAAGGCGACAGCATGAATGACGGAACTGAAGACAGCTACCTAGAAGGTGATCGCCTCCTTTGCCGGGAGATACAATCTCATTTATGGGTAACCTCCAAGTTACATATTAGAAAATGGGATTTCGTCATCGTTCACCAAGAAGGAATACTTGTCAAAAGAATAATAGACCATAACGTAGACAGCCATACAATCACAATACATTCTTTGAATGATATGTATCCAGATAGAGTTATTGATCTAGCGGAAGTAAAACAGATTTTTAATGTGATCGAGTTACAAAGACCTAGACGTAGATAATTCTAAAGTTACATACACAAACAATCAAAGTTAATACTAGGAAATTCAAATTAAGATATAGAACCTATATAAAATAATAGAATATAATGAATAATACATCAATTGGAATAAGAGTAAAGCCTGATTGCATTATTTACTCCATAATAAAAGAAGAAGGCGAGGATCGAGAAATTATCCTAATAGACAAGGTAAATGTTCCTATCGCTCTTCAAGTACCAGAACAGCTTAAATTTATTAGAAGTACATTTTTAGATATAATATTTGAGAATCAGGTTAATTTAGCCTGTATAAGAGTAACGGAATCAACTGCACAGAAGATTTCTATCGAACGAATCAATATAGAAGCTATAATACAAGAACTGATCGCAAGCTCAAGTATAGAAAAATATTATGTAGGACAGATTTCCAATATATCCGCTAAGCTAGGAATTGCAAGAGAGAATTTCAAACAAATAGTTGAAAGCAAAGAAAAAAAATGTGAGTTTTTCAACAATTGGAACGAGTATAATAAAGAACAGAAAGAATCATTATTAGCAGCCTTAAGTGCATTTAATATTTAA